AGCTTCTTGAGGTTGTCCACTGTGTGATGTCTCCGCCGGCGGTATTGCCGATGGAGTTCACAGTGCCACTACCGGGCATCCCTCTTGCAGAAGCGAACTTCAGAAACTGTTGTTTTCACAAACACAACGCCACGGGCACCGCATCGCGGGCAGCGTAGATACCGCTGCCGCTCGTCACCGCATGGGCGCGAAGAACGGCACCGCAATTTCTCGCCGCACGTGCAGCGGGCGTCAGCCATTGCGGAGCCTCAGAGAAGCAGCCCAGGCGGCGGCGACGCCCCGCAGGGCCGAACGCGAACGATCCGCCTGGGCCGCAGGCTCGGGCGTCGGCTCGGTCTGCGATGCAAGCCACGCTTCGTAGGAACGCTGGGCCACGGTCACGCTGCTGGCAGGGTAGGCAGGCGTGAGCACGACAGACACGTCAACCAAACTCGACACCTCGCGGATTTCCCGCACGGCACCTTGCTCATCACTGGTCCAGCGTTCGCCGGTCCTCATGTCCACGGAGAACGCGAACGAACTGCCACGCAGGTCACGACGACGGACGAGCTCGAGCGTATCCCGTCCCACCTGCGTATCGGGCGGCGTCACGACGTACCGCAGGCCCTTGTCATCGCTTGAGAGTTCCAGCGTGCCCGACGAAGAGCGGCCCAGGATCAGGTCGCTGTTGTGATTCAACAGGGCGACCACGTCCTGTTTGCCACGCTGGCGATTGAGAATCTTGTCGAACGCACCCGGCAGGATGATCTCGCGGAACTGCGAGCCGCCTTCCCGCAGCGGCAGGCTGAAGCGGTTGTAGACGGCGGCGTACCCGACGAGCACCTGCGTGCCGTTGGCCCGCGTCTCAATCGTGAGCTCGGCCTCGGGCACTTCCTCAAAGGCGAGGCAGCGGCGTTCAATTTCCATCGGTAGCGTCCTCCTCTTCGGCCTGGTCTTCGGCGTCATCGGCCGGTGTGTCTTCAACCTCGACTGGCGGCTCGGGCATCGGCTCCGGTGCTGGCGGCTCTTGGCCGATCTTGTCCAGCGTGGTCATGTTGAGTTGCACAAAGTGCTTGTCGCCTTCCGGCCCGATCGGGTTCAGGTTCTCGAGCTCGCGAATCTCGTTGATCGTCATCCACCCGTTCTGCAGGGCCGAGACGTAGTAGGCAGACCGGCTCGCGTGGTCGCCACGCAGTAGGCCGCTCACGCTGTGCTCGGCGAAATACCGCTCATCGTCCACGATCAGGTCACGCGAGATCGCGGCTTCCCATCGCTTGAGATGCGGCAGCAGGCAGTGCTGCACAAACTCCGTGCCTTGCACCTCGATGTTGCTGTACGTCGAGCGGGTCAGGTCTTGGATCATGTGCGGCGGCACACGAAACGCACGGCAGATCTCGATCACCTGATACTGCCGCGTCTCGAGGAACTGGGCCGCCTCGTTGCTGCCGCTGAGTTCGTGAGCCTTCACGCCATTCGGTAGCACCGCCGTGCGGTGTGCTCGATCCGGCCCACGGTGCATCCGCTCCCACTGCTCACGCAACCGCTCGGCTGCCTCGGCCGGAATCGGGTTGTCACTCTCCAGAACGATGCCAGGCCGGGCACCGTTGCCGAAGTAGGTGGACCCGTGGGCCTCCAACGCCTGGGCCAGCCCGATGGCGTTCTGAAAGATCTTGTACGTGGGAATCGCCTTGATGCCGTCCTCGGTCGTGAACCGCAGGGCGAAGATCTGCTCTTGGCTGTAGACCGTCTGCCGGCCGCTCGGCTCGCGGTAGCGATACCGCAGCGTGCCGTCTTCCAGCCGCTCAGCTTCCATCCGAGACGAGTGCAGCGGCCACAGTTCCGAGACGGCACCGCGAGCACCTGGGCGGATCTCGGCGTAGCTCGCACCGTAGTGCAAGTACATTCCCGTCATCCAATCCCGAAACTCTTGGGCCGTCTGCCACGGGTTGGGCTGCATGTGCAGCAGCCGATACACCGGGTGGCTCGTGGCCTTCTGCTTGCCACCATTGGCGAGCCGCTCGAAGACGTGGAGCGGAAGAGCCGAGACGGCGTCAGAGATCACCCGGATGCAGGCCGTGTACGCAGAGCACGCCATCGAGTTGTCGGCGTTGACGCGAACGCCAGCCGGCGTGCGATTCGACGCAGACTCAGTCCACTCGACGCCACGCAGGTCGAACATCTTGTAATCGGCGACGGCGTTCTCGGTGGTCATAGGGTGATGATGTCCCAGTTCTGCTCGGCTGGTTTCGCAGTCGCCACGGCGTGCAGCCCGAGGCCCATCACCAGCGAGACGATGCCGTCGATGCGCTCCGTGCTTTTCGCCTTGCTCGGCTTGATGTTGCCTTGGTGGTCGGTCTGCACTGCCACGTTGCCAGCCATCCACGACAGCACCGGATGATTCCCGTGGCGGATCTTCTCCGAGAGTACGAGGTTCTCCAGTTGCTTGCTCGGGCTGCTCATGGAGCCGTAGCCCTGTCCAAAGCCTGTCACATTCACGCCTTCCCCTTGCAGTTGGGTAGCGAGTTGAGTGGCGTTCCAGCGGTCGATTCCCACCTGCCGGATATTGAACTTCTGTGATAGCTCGACGATGTCGCGGCGGATCACGTCGTAGTCGGTGACGTTCCCATCGGTGGCTCTGATGTACCCGTCACGGATCCACCCGATGTAGTCCACCTTGTCCCGCTGCGTCCGCTCGGCGGCGTTCTCCTGCGGAACCCAGAAGAACGGCAGCACGTCGAAGGTGCCATCGTCGGCCTGGCTCACCAGCACCATGGCCGACAAGTCATAGGTGGTCGCAAGGTCGAGCCCGGCGTACCACTCACGCTGCTCGAGGTCGCCAGACAGCGGCTTGCCGCACTTGGCCCAGTTGTCGGGCGAGAGCCACCGCACGTCCTGGGTGGTCCAGACGTTTAGTCTGTATCGCAGGAACGCGTTGAGCTTCGACGGCGACTGCTCGGCTTCGCGGGCGTCGGCCGCGAATGACTCCACAGTGATCGTCTCGCCGAGAGACGGGTTGGCCTTGTGCCACGTCTTCGGGTCTTTCCAATCGTCCTCGGGCGAGGCGGCGTAGATGCACCCGAAGAAGGCCGGGTCTACCGTGGGGTCGGCAATGCACCGCTCGGCGTATGCGTGCTGCTCCCAGCAGATTGACTTGCGGTCATAGCCCGCCGTGGTGATCGACAAGAGGAGTGGCGATCGCCTGGCTGCTCCACCGTACCTTAATGCGTCTCGTGTTTTGCCCGGGCCTTCGCCCCCGGCCTCTCAGCCAGGGGCGAAAGCCCAGAGGCGGCGGTCCCTTTGTGCATGGAGTTCATCGAAGAGCAGAGCGTGAATGTTCAGCCCTTCTGCACGAAACGCGTCGGCCGAGAGCACCCGATAGAACGAGTTGCTTTTCTTGTGCACGATCGTCTTGCGGCTGTCGATCACCTCCAGGTGGCGTGACAACGCAGGCGAAGCCCGCACCATCGACGCCGCTTCCCGGTAGATGATGCCCGCCTGCTCGCGGTCGCAGGCCGCACCATAGACCTCGGCACCCGGCTCCGAGTCGAACGCCGTCATGTAGAGCGCGATGCCGGCCAGCGTCGTGCTCTTCCCCATCTTTTTCGGCAACTCGATGTATCCGACGCGGTGCCTTCGCATGCCGTCAGGGTTCAGCCGGCCGAAGAGCTCACGCATGACGTGGTGCTGCCACGGCAGGAGCGTGAACGGCTTGCCGGCGTTCTGCCCCTTACTGTGGCGCAGGATCTTCTCGAAGAAGTGCACCACCCGCTCGTACTTGGCCTGGCCCTCTTTGCAGAGGTCAGGCACCGTGGAGCTTGAAGAACTCTTCGACTTCGTCGGTTGGCTTTTCTTCCTTGCCACCTAGCCGCGTCCTACTGCTCGGGGTCAGGCCAAACTCGCCCATTAGCGAAGCCTGCAGCGCCACTAAACTGCGATACAACGGGCCAGCCGGATTCGGTTTGACGCCACCCAGGTCGGTTCGCATCACCGGGCCAGTGGCTCGCAGCTCGAGTAGGCACGCCTGCGTCGCAGCGTACACCTCGCACAAAGTCGCCAACGCTTCGCCGTCAGCAGTAGTGAGCGTGCCGAGGCCCAGCAGGATCGGCACGAACTCGTTCCACTTCTCCACGGCGAGCGGCTCGACCATGAGGCGCTTCGGCATCGGTGGCGATCCAGCCGGGGCCGGCAGGTCGGGCCGGATCTTCCGCTTGCCTGGATTGCCGGCCAACTTTCGCACGGATGCCGGTGCTGGCTTGGGGCCGCGTTTTCCCACGGTCAAAAACCTCGCGGAAACTTGCGGCCGCGCTCACAGAGGAAACGACCGGGTTCCTCTTC